AGTACTACCATCACAAACGAATTGTAAATTGCTTCGTTGATTACTAAATCTTGTCCTGTCCAACCTGTTATAATATCTGCAAGCATTACTATTACCATTACTACGAATGCACAAAAACCTATTATAGATTTCTCATTGTAGTCATTACCATCTTTAAATATTTCTTTCCAACTCATTTTATTTTCTCTATTTATTTTATCCTATTACTTGAGGATCGAAGAAATCTGATTGATCGCTCCATATTGTTCCGTCTGCGTTTACTAAAAACTTACCACCAATTTGTATTGAAAAATGCATTGGTATTTCTAATCCCGATGTTTCTTTGCCTTCTCCAAAAGCTATATCCCAACTATCTAAATTATATGTTGGAACTATTGAGTCTATTATTATGTCTTTGTCTATCCATAAATGTCCTACTGTTAGTTTGTGAAATTGTCCACCTGCTACTCCAGATATTATTTTTGGTGCTGCTTTTTTCAATAACTCATTTAAGTTAGAATAATTATGTTTTAGTTCTGCGGCTGTGAAGGACGGAACTTGAAGCTTTAAACTAAATGCTCTTCCGAATTTATCGAACATATAAGCTTTACCTGGATTACCTGCATACTGAGTGTCAGTCCAGGATATATCAAACGTATCTTGTATATCTTCTACATAAGCTCTAAATCTAATACCTGCTATATCTACCTTTACAAAATCAGCATCAACATTTATATCGTCTTCTGATTCACCGGGGGCAGTAGCTCCATAATCAGATAATCCAATTCTACTTACAGAATTATCTTCGTACGCATCAGAATCGTCTTTAGTTGTAAAATCTCTAAACATCTTTTTTGCTTTACCAAACGCTTCAATATCTGTGTAACTAAATACATCGAACTTACCTTCGTTCAATCCGCCTGGATCTATATCTGCTGCATGTAAATCATCTCCTTCAGGAGTTTGCCATTCTACAGAAGATAACGCTGTTGGAGAATCTAAGTTGTCTATATATGAATCTAATACAAAACCGTCTTTTTCGTTTCCTTTGCTAGCTTCAGAAATCTTACCTTCGTCGTAATGATTTGCCGATTTTAAACTGCTGTATGGATCTTCTGGAGTATATAGAAATATTGGTGCTCGTTTAATACCAGATACAGATGTATATATATTTGTACTACCTATTCCGAAAAAGGAATTAGGTCCCATCAGTCCAGATAAAGTATTAATCTTTTTACCTGTATTACCTTTTAATTTATTTAAAAAGCCAGTAAATTTAGTATATACAGCCATTAATCCTTTTAACGCTGGTGCTGCAACTGTTATAGGAGACTTAAATAATCCTACTTCTAATTCACCGCCTAATTGAATAAGTCTATTTGTAGCTTTATACGTAGCATCTGTATTAAATCCTTTGTTTACGTCTTCGTAATTTATATCTTTAGTATTGAATGGACCTAAGAAATGTCTGTCCATGTGTATACCTAATATGTTTGCTGGAACTTGTAGCGCTAAGGCAAGAGGATTATATATTCTGTTCGGGTGTAAGCCACCTATTTCACCTTTAGGATTTGTTAATTGTAATCCGAATTGTTTTAGATTAAATAGTAATCCTCTAGGACTAACCATAAATTTAGCAACTCTAACGGTATCTATTACAGGAGCAGTTAACATATTAATTCTTTCTAATAATCCGCTTGGATTTTCTTCACCGTGTTGTATACCTCTTTGTATAAAAGGTTGATTACCCCAAAGCTTTCCTCTTTGATTATTTCTTTTAGCTTCTTCTCTTAAACTTTTGAAATCATTCTTTCCTAATTTTTCATAGAACAAACCAGCAATATCGCCATCGTCAACAAAATTTCCTTTTCTAGATTCAGGCAATGAAAACTGAGAGTTATAAGCAAACCTTGTAGCTGTTGCATAGCTAGTTCCTCCTGCAGGTAATTGTTCTTCGAAATCAAAAGCAGTATCTCCTACCCCTACATATCCACTGCTTAAATTATTTAAGTGCTGTATTTTTTCATTGGTATCTGATATTCCCATTCTAACGATTGAATCTTTATAAGGAGTATGAGATATATAAGCAGGAGTATAGCCTTCTTTTGAAGCAGCTTGAATAATGGCTGCTGGTTCTTGTGTTGTTTTATCCATTGTAGGAGCCATAGATCCAACAATTTCTAGCGTACTCTTAGCGGGCGTTGTATTTACACTTGTTTTATCTAACCCTACTTTTATTGGAGTTGGAGCAAAAGCAGATACAGTTGTTCCTACTTTAACAGGAGTTGGTGCAATTGCTGGAATTGTAACTCCTACCTTAACAGGAGCTTTAATACCACTAGCTCTATCTAATCCTGCCTTAGGAACTAGCGGAGCAATATCAGTACGTATAGACTTAGAAATGCTAGAAGCCTTGTACATTTTTTCTAATTTGTTTTCAAATGCCATATTATGCTCCTATAGGTCCCATTGCGTTATTTAATATTTGTCCTACTTTCTTACCGTCTAACGTTACCGTTCCTCCTTTTGTCATTAATTCTATAAGCGTATCTAATTTTGTTGCAAGAATTGCGTTATCAAATACTTCTTTTTCTTCTGTAGTTTCTTCAGTAGATTCTTTTGTAGAAGTACTACTTACATTAGATTCTACACCTATATCGCCGAGCAATCCGAATTTAGCTAACTTATCTATGATTGGCATAAGTGGAGCTAGTAATCCTAAAGATAAAGCTAACAAGCTTAATGCTCCTGACATTCCGATTATTCCTATCGAACCAACACCCATTGCAATTCCTGCCATTCCTAATACTGTGAATCCTGCAGCTAAAGAAAATATCTGCGAAGGAGATATAGAACCTAGCGTAGAAATAAATCCTGTAAACGAATCTATTATGCCTGAAATTGCACTTCCTATTCCAGTTACTATTTGAGAAATACCGTTTGCAATAGATTCTATAACACCTGATATTGCCGAACTTATAGAAGTTATTACATTTACTATTACAGTTCCAACAGCTTGTATTCCTATTGTTATTGCAGTAATTACTTTTATTATTTCATTAGCAATGTTAGAAACTGTAGTAGATATTACTGCACCAACTGTTGTTACTACGTTAATAATTTGATTTGCTATGTTAGTTACTATACCATTTATTACATTACCTACTGCTTCGATTCCTTCTGTAATTGTGGTTATTACTCTTATTATATCGTCTGCAATACTTTTTATTGTAGTGGAAATTACATTACCTATAGTTGTTACCACGGCAATTATTTGATTTGATAACTGAGTTATTATATCGACAACTGCTGTTTGAATTGCTCCAATTACCCTAATTATTTCCGAAGATATTACTACTATTACTTCTTTAATAGACTCTAATACTGTTACTATTCCTTCAACTATAATTGGGATTTTATCTCCTATGATTGATAAAGCTGCAGTAAATAATAACATCATGGGAGTAACAACTACTAATGCAATTGCTAATGCACTTAAAGAAGCAGCTAAGAATCCGATTCCTATTGACGCTGGTATTAAATCTGCTCCAGCTATTCCTAATGTTTTTATACCTTCTGCAAAACCTGTCATGTCAAAGTTTGCTGGCATAATAGCCATTGCTTTGTTAAATGCAAGGAGTGGTAAAGCTATCAGTGCTATACCGATTGCGCCTAATATTAATAATGGTGTCATTAAACCAATTGCTGCCACTGTTGATGCAACAGATAATAATCCTGTAGCAAAACCTGCAACATCTCCACTACCTCCAGACACACCAGATAATGCATTTACTGCTGGTTCTATAGCCGATGCTAATAAATGTGCAGCAATAGCACCAAACGCTATTGGTATTGCTAAAATTCCCATAGTAGCAATTGCAGTAGCTATCATTCCAAGTCCCATAGCGAATCCTAAAATAGACGCGCCATCGACTCCTTTTATATTTCCAAGTGCTGCAACAACTGGATCGATTGCAGGACCTAATAATTTAGCTGCGATTGCTCCTAGTCCTATTCCTATAATCATAATTCCCATACCGGCAATTGCTAACGCTATTAAACCTAGTCCTGCTGCAAAACCTAATATCGAAGCTGGATCGACTCCTTTTATTTTACTTAAAGCTTCTACTGCTGGTTCTATAGCTGGTCCCAATAACTTTGCGGCTACAGCACCTAATGCTATTCCTACAATTAAGAATCCCATACCTGCAACAGCAAGACCTAAAATTCCTAGACCGACTGCAAATCCTAATATTGTTGCGGCATCTACTCCAGCTAATTGACTCATTGCAAAGGCTGCTGGAACTATTGCTAGTCCTAATACTGCTAATGCTAGTGATCCCATTAACACCATAGGCATTATCATTCCTAGTCCTGCTGCTGCTAAACCTAATATTCCTAATGAAATACTAAATGCTAACATAGACAATGGATTTATTCCATCTAATAAACTAAATGCTAAAGCTGCTGGTATCATTGCTACACCTAATAATCCTAGCACTAGCAATCCTTTCATTATACTTGAAAAACCTTTACCTAGTCCTTTTAATCCTTGACCTAAAAACTTAAAGTTTGCCGCTAACATTGGCATTGGCATAAGTCCCATAAAAGTTAAGAATGGAATTGCTAATGTTGCTATTGCAAATGCTGGTCCAGCCACCGCCATTACAGCAGCGCCTTTAAGAGCTTTACTCATATGTTTTAATCCTTTGCCTAATCCTTTGAAATTACTCTCTAAAGATTTAAGTCCTACTTTACCCATAAACAATAAAAAAGGAATTGATGGTAATGCAAGTACAAACGCAGGACCTGCTAATGCCATATTACCTATACCTTTTATTACTCCTGAACCTCCCATCTTTTTTAAACCAGCAGCTAAATCTGACAACTTATCTTTCATACCTTTTTTAGGACCTTCTGCAATTTCGTCAGAACTACTTGCTGTATCGTTTATCTTAGCTCCTAGATCACCTGGTTTTTCTGCGCCTGGTGTTTTACCTAAAAACTTATCTTTCATTCCGCCTAGTCCAGCTTTCATAGACGCGAAAACTCCTTTTGTACCTTTTGCTCCAGCACCAAATGCGCCGATACTAGATCCTAGCGACTTAAACATATTCATTGAAGCTAACACTGTTCCACTATTGTCTTTAAGAACACCGAAATAATCTCCTGCTTTTTCACCCATCTTTGCCCAACCTGAAGCTTGTTTCTCTCCTGATTCTGTAAGACCTGCAGCTTTATTTAATTGTTTTTCTAGCTCCATTGTTGATACACCCATCATATCAGCAGAACGTTTCTTTTGGAAGTAATCCATTTCATTGAACGCTGATATACCACCAAGTTGTTTTAACATTTCCTTGTTAGCTTCAGCGCCTTTACCTTCATACATTAACTGTTGAACTTTATCTATGTTAACTTGCTTTCCAAGTAATACACTAAGTTCCATTGCATCATTTCTTGCTTGATCTACGTTCATCATCTTGTCGCCAAGAGCTGAAATATTAGATAATGTAGTACCTAGCTTAGCAGCTTCAACTGCCATGTTACCAAGTTCTTCTACAGAAATATTTCCAAACTTAGAAGTCAATTCCATATTCTCTGCAACATCACCCATAACTTTTCCAATAGGAACACCAGCGCCTCTAGCTAGAGCAGCTGTCATCTCCAACGATGCAGTTGCAGATGCTACTGTGTGATCTCCTACTAACATCATGTGACCAACCATCTTACCTGTTTCTTTTGCACTAACTCCTAATTCTTTAGAAAGCTTTGCAGTTTGAGCTACTTGTTTACCTGTTAGGTTTCCTACAGTTCCCATAGCTTCCGACATACCTTCCATAGCACCTTGAGTTAATTTAGCACTAACTCCCATTGCAAATCCTTGTATATTTGCCATTGCCATTGTTGGTCCTAATTCTAAAGCTTGAGATCTAGACATTCCCATATTGCCTTCCATCTCAACAAGGCGATCGTTTAGCTTATCTAACTCATTACCCCAAGCAACTAAAAATAATCCTGTTGCTATTTTAGGATCGCTTATTACTTCGAATATATCGTTTTTAAAATCTGTAAATTTTTCTAGCGATTTGTTTAGTTCGTCGCTTCTGTCTACTTGTTTTTGTAGAACTCTTAATACTTCTTTTTCTGCTTTTAATCCTTCGTCTAATTTAACGGCTTCGTCTATCGCTAATTTAGTAATTGCTTCTGCTGTTAATAATTTATCTGCTGAGATTTGTTGATTGATTTTATCGCTAGTTAATTGTTCGTTTCTTAAAAGATCTAACTCCTTTTCTAACGTAAGCATGTCTTTTATTGTTTTATGTGCTGCGTCATCTAATACTTTTTTCTTTTCTAAACGCTTATATCCGTCATCGCTTATTAAGTCTAATTCTTCCATGTTTGCTAACACAAGTTTTTGGTTAGTGCTAGCAAGATCGTTTATTGCATTTAGTTTGGTTTGAGTTTGATAATCTTTATTGCGTAATAAAGCTAGTTCTGACGCTTGTTTGACAAGGTTTTCTCCTGCAGATACTTGTGCTGTGAGCACAGCAGCATTCTCTTGTGCAGCATTTACCATTGATCGGTGTGTTTCTAATGTATCTTTGCTCAACGCCTTTAATTTAGTTACAGCTGCTACTCTAGCTGATGTACTGTTTTTTAGCTCTCCTTCTAAAGCTAGTTGCTTTTTTGCATACTCCAGCTGCTTAGCTGCTCGCTTAGCTTCTAACTCTGCTCTTTTATCTGGACTCATCTCTGCCATTTATATTATGCGTATTTAAGATTGTATTTTTTACGAATATCTGCTCTATTTTGAGCTGCTGCATTACCTGCTCTTTGAACTGTTTGTGTTAGTTCAATTGCATTTTTTACAGCTTCCTTTCCTGCAGGACCTGATTTTGCAATACTTTTAAGTGCTGCTGCTGTTCGCTTATCGTTTGATTTATGTAGTATATCGAATACGTGACCTACAACCTTATCTATTAATCCTTCAGATAATTGTTTTGATTTACAGTATTCTATTATAGATAGTTCTAATACTAGTTTCATTTTTATATCTCGCTATTTAGTTTAATATAAATATCATGAAACCTAATCTTTGGCGTATGAATATGAAGGAGGTTTACTTTGCTTAGAAGATTTACCTGAAGCTTTATCGTGTGCTTCTTGTTCTTCCTTTTTTGCTTTAACTAATAGTTTGTAATAAAAGTTTCTAAGATATACAGGCATAGAATACACATCGGTATGGGTAAACCCACTTGAATAATTAAGTAATTCAAATATTTGTCTGTGTAGAATAGGACGGTATTCAGACCCTAGGCCAAAAAAAGTCCACAGTCATAGGAATCGTTACATCTCCCTCGTGTTGGCAACTATCGCATTCAAAGAATATTGTCATATCTACATCTGGCGAAATTGATTCTAAGTGTTTTCTAAATGCTAAAGAATCTCTTGAAACAAATTCGTTTTCAACAAAGTTATCTACTGCTTGTTTTGTATCTTCTCCGTCTATAGCAGTTATTATTGTTTTTAATCTACTTGTTAAATCGTAAGATATCATACTAGACTTTGTTCTCTTCTTCATTCTCTTAATTTCGCCTTCTATTAATTTTTCATCTGAATGTGTTAAGATTTTAAACGAAATTAATTTTTTGCTTAAAGGTAATGTAAATTCGAAGTTATTTCCATTCTCACCTAGATCAACTTCTTTGTTATCTAAAGATGCTAAATCTACTACTTCTTTTACTTTGCCTTGACATTTAGGACAAGATACTTCTATAGGATATTCAGCACCATAACCTAATATTCTTGCTGCAATCATTATAGCATTTTTATCACCTATTACTAAATCATCGTAATTAACTATTACTCCTTCTCCATTACTTACTATTAGAGATCTTAACAACATATCTATCACGATACCTTTTTGTATTAAATTTTGAGAAGTAAGAATATCTTCTTCTTTAGCTGTCATATATTTCATTTCAATTTTACCTGAAGTTAATGGATGACCTGCTGGATATAGCTTACCTTCTGAAGGTAGATCTATGATTTCTGTAGGGAATTTAGATTGTGCGATCTTTGTAATTTTTGTTTCTGCGACTAATTTGTTTTTTAGTTCGTCGATCGATAATTCTTTGCCTGGGTAGTCTTCTGAGATTTTTGTCATTTGTAACTCTTTATTTGGTTTATAACGTTTTGTTTATATAAATATACTCATATAAAAAAAAGAGTGGCAATTAAGCCACTCCTTTAAATTTGTAAATATTATAATCTTATTAGTATTGTAATATACAGTAATCCACCTTTAGTGTTAATGCAATCTCTAAAGCTGTATCTGGTGTATCCCATGCAAGTTCGCCGAAAGAAGCTTCAGAAATAAATGCACCTTTCAGTGTCCATTCTTCAACTTTGTCACCAACAGGACCTAATACGTTAACTGTTAAATCTTTCTTATAAAAGTCAGAATAACCGTCTCTACCTGTTACTGATTCGTGATGCAATCTTACCCATTCCATTACAGCTTGAGCTCCAGAAGGTACAATTGGATCGTGAAGCGTAAGTGATATATCGCCCCAAGTAGTTTTACCTTTTACATTTCTAGTTGTATTGATATGATTCATAGTAACCACACCACTAGTAACTGTAGGTCTGTTAACTTTTTTGATTAAGTATGATGGAACTCCATCCATATACATGATAAACCTGTTTGCTTGCTTCGGCTCAAATGCCGTGAACATTGCTTCAGTTGGGTCTATTAAATTTGCCATTTATATTATCTCTTTATTTGTATATAAATATACCGTTAATCATTAAACGTAGCGCCAGTTGGCATTACATTGAAATCAATTACAATAAATTCCGCAGCCTTTGCAGGTTGTAGAAAGATATCGCCCTTAAGGATATTTTGATCGATAATATCTGGAGTATTGTTAGTAGCATCCATCACTACTTTAAATGCATACAGACCTTGTCTTTGTTGAACAGATTCCATGTAAGGGTTAACAGTTGAAAGAAATCTATTTCTTGTTGCATCAGTATTGTTTTCGAATACTAAGTACTTCGATGTAGAGGCAATAAATTTCTTAAGGTTAATTAATAGTCTTCTAACATTTACTCTATCTAATGCTGAAGCTTTCTTTTGTAGTGTTTTCTGACCCCATACAACAACACCTTCACCTGGGAATGTAGCTACCGGATTTAAGTTGTTTTCGTACATAGTATCTCTGTGAGCGTGAGTTAATTTAACTTCAGCTTGTATTACAGATTCTTGTCCACCTCTGTTTAAACCAGCAGGAGCAAACCATTCAGCAGATACTTTATCGTTGAATGCATAGATTCCAGGCATTACTGTAGCTTGTGGAACATAAACATATTTACCTGTAGAAGGATCGGCAACTTGTACCCAAGGCCAATACATTGCAGCATAAGAACTGTCTAATAAACCAGCAACTGTAGAAGCTTCCTTTACAGTGCTATCGTGAGCAACAGGATCTACGATTACCATACAATCGCCTCTATTTTCACACATTGTAATTAACGCGTTAGAAATAGCTGGATGATCTGTATGATTGATTCCTGGAGCAAATACTAAGTTAACATCGTATTCGTCTTGATTAGCCAATAAATTTATAGCTGCCATGTAGCTAGTAGTACCAGTGTTTGCTGCACCTACTGGACCACATTTTAATCCTTGATTGTTAGCGGTAGTAATTTCTTGATAGAATTTTTGTGGATGATTTAATCCAGCGCCAGAACCATCTAATCCGTTTGCAAATGTTCCATTAGATACTTTCGGTAAACTTGCAGTATATGCTGGATTTGTAATAGCTCCGTTATCATCTAAATAATCTACAGTGTTTGCTATACTAGCTTCTGTAATATAAATAAACTTAGACATGTTAGGATAAGTACCAGTACTTTTAACAATTCCATTAGTAGGATCATAAGATTTATATGAAGTACCTACCTTTTTACCTAAATAGTTAGATGCTTGTGGATCTAGTGAGCAGTTAGAAAAAGATTCTAGTATTACTTTTCTTTTATCTGTGTCATCACCTCTTCTAATTGAAAGTGTAAACGTACCTTTGTTTTCGTTGATGTTTGATACTTCCCATCTAATATTATCTTTGGTACCGTATTTTACAGCGTTTGAAGTAAGAATGTTATTTGATCCTGTTCCGTGTGCGTTTAGAGGTCTACTGTTCATTCCTAAACCGTGAGCGTGTGTTTCTATCTTGAACGAATGCGTATGTGCTGTGTCAGATGAACCACTGTTTGGAACTCCTTCGTTCGTTGCGTTAAACGAAGATGTACTTGCTACTCCATTAGCAGTTGTCACAACTGTTGTTGTATCACCAAAAATATTTGCTGTTGGAATTCCAGTTGAAATAACAGAACCAGTAAAGTCTAATACTGCTAGCGTACCAAGGAAAGTATTTGAAGTTCCAAGAATTGTATTCATTTTAGCAGCAAGTGTTGGAGTATCTGCAGTTGCAACTCCTGTTGATAAAAAGTAGTACGTATTTATTGATGCATTATCTGCAGGAACATTGTCTGTTTCTCCGATAAAGTTATATCCAACTCCATTAGAACCAGAATAAATAATTGGATCACCGTCAGCAAAGTCGGCATTTACAAAGGTAATAGATCCTGAAGGAGCGTCACCAACATTGCTAGTTGCTGCAGTGTGAACAAAAGCATCAGCATTTGTAAATCCGTCTGGTAAAATTCTTGTTACCGTTAATGGTCCTCCGTGCTTAAGGTAGTCTTTAGCAGCCATTGAAGTTAAATATTGGTAGTAATCACTACCTGATTTGAATGAATCCCCAAAAAGTGTCTGATATTCTCCGTATGTAAACACTTGTGTAGGTATCAATGCTGGACCTTTTACAGTTGGGCCAATGACTGCCGCACCTATCGCTCCAACTCCCGATTGAACGAATGACATATCATTTTCTTTTGTAAAAACTCCGGGGCTTACGATTTTTTCAGCCATTGTTTTTTCTCCTAATTAATTTTAATTTAAACATAATTGATTTACTATAAATATCTATAGTGATTTTGAAAAGCTTATTGTGCTGGGTTGAAAATACCTGTGTCTAAGTCTAATTGACCTTTTCCATACTTATCAGATAAGCTGTTGGCAAATTCTTTTTCTTGTATTCTTAGGTTGGAAAACGATGTATTTAGATTTTCTCTAGACTCGTTTAACACTAGTTCTTCTATATTAAGCTGACCTAGTTGTACTGTTAATTCGTCGTAAGACTTTTTAATAGTTTCTATTGTTTTCATTTCTTCTGCTGTAAACTTTTCTGATTTTCTTTGTGCTCTTGCTTCTTCTACTTTTGCTTTAATTTCTTCGTTTGTACTCACTGTAACCTCTCTTTTTTTAATTAATCAAATCTTCCATCATTAGTTTCTCTAAAGTCTGGATTATCTGTTTCTGTTTCTGAACCTATGTTGACTGTTGTTTTGCCGAAATCTTTGGTATTATAATTACTCATTGCTTTTTGTATATTTTCCGGTATTATAAAGCCGTTCATTGTTATCGTAAACGTTGCTTTTGATATTCTATCTGTTCCTTGTTCGGCAACAGATTCTATTGCAAAAGAATCTATGTTCGACAAAAATTGAAACTTTTTATCTTGTCCCCAGTATTGGCCACCAGCATAGTTTACATCTTCTACTATTTTATTTAGTTGTTCTAAATATTCTGTGAATATAATACAATCGTAAGATAGTTTAACGTAATCTGGAATGACTATGTTGTGCGATTGAACTTGTGGTTTCCTTCCGTTTAACACAGAAAAATTATCGTATTTATTTCTAGAAGTATATGTTTTTTTAAAAGACGCATATAATGGATTAGTAGCATCTACCTTGTTTATTAGTCCTGTATTTTTTTCTACACTTGTTCTTTTATAAACTATAGCCGGCAATTGAGCTTTACCTGTGCTATCTCTATATATTCCAGATTTCTGTACGCTTTTCCATCTTTCTGGTGAACCATACACTACGGGAACTATTACTTGCTCATCGCCTTCCATTACAGTTGGCTGTATTACGTTATCGAAATAATATTTAATTACAGAATCAACGTCATATAGATTTATTTTTAAATCTTTTACATCGTCGTCTCGCTTTATTTGATTTGCTCTATTTACTATCTTTTTATCCATACAATCCTCCTTGCTGAGTATCTGGTTTACTGCCGTTTACATATTCGTCGTATCCTGCTCTTACGTTTTCTAGAGTATTAATTTTAGATTTTCTCATTTGATGTGTTTCTATTACTACGCTCCAATTGGCTCCATGCGTTCCTCCATCGTGATCTGTTTCTGGATTTTTACCGAACAGATATTGCCCAGAACTTACAGTGTCTACTTCGCAATACTTACCATCCCAAAAAATAACATCTCCTACTTCTAAATATATGTTTGCATCTTGTGCATTTTCGTTCGGTGTAGTTAAATTGTTTTTATCACCTAACCACAGTGACGCTAAATCGTCTCTTAAAAAAGAAAATGTAATTGTTCTATTGTAATCAGATCCTAATTCATCTGAAGTATATTCCTTGCCTCCATTGTCTATAAGACCTGCAACTCTTACTCCTGTTTTAAATACTTTGTTTAGCGCTTCACCATAAAGATTTTCTTTGCTATCGAAAATAGAATGCTTAAATATATCACAACGAGTATCTATTATCTCGTTTAGTAATTCTCTATTTAGATGTCTAAATAATGATATGTCTCTTGCTGAACCGAATAGTCCCATGTTATTACCCTACGTAAATGTTAAGTGGATTTTTGTTTAGCATTTCTTGTTGGAATGTAGTTACTTCGTTTTCACGTTCCATTAAATTTCTTTTAGAAGATTGTTCTAGATCTTCTCTAAGTGTGCTAATTAAAATTTCTGCCTCTGCTGCTCCTTCGCTTCTAAGTGTATCGCCATCCATCGATACTTCAGAACCAGGAATTGGTATACTACTAAACTTACTTCTTACAGATCCAAGAACAGTTTTTAATATTGCCAACGTATATCTTTTTATCCATTGTTTACCTGGAGCGTTTATATTTTTATATGCCATATCTTGATAACCAACATTTGAAAAGTCAGATACATTTTCTTCTGCTACTCCACTAATTCTATCTGCTGTTTCTATATATTGAAAATAAAATTTAAAAGCAGAAGTCGGTTGGGGATGTATTTTTAATTTGTTGTTTACTAGTTCAAAAGAATACATAGATTTTCTAACTGTGTCGCTAAACTCTACTTGTTGTATTTTTTGCATACTATCGAATAATGGAAGTGATAGATATGATGTACCACCTTGAGACATAGCTCCTGCCCAACCAAAATTGTTTAAAACTACGTTTGCTCCCATTTCAGGATTATGAAATTTACTTGATGCTGGTGTACTTTGATGGAATATTCTTTTAATTTCTATATCTGTGCCAGCAGCAGATTGACTAAATACTCCTTGTGCGTTTAAGTCGTATTCTTGCAACCAACTACCTGATGGTATATTTGCTGTAGAAACAGAAGATGTTGTTGTCGTTATATGTCCTGTTTTCCAGTCTACCGTACCACCGGTTCCTGATTCTACTCCATATTGCTTTGATAGCTTTACTACATTTCCTTGATTAGATATTATATTTTTATGTGTAAAATTAGATCCAGTCGATTGACCTCTTAAAGTAAATAAGTTTTCACGTATATTAAATCTATTTACTTGAGCCGAATATTCTGATACTGCTTCTTCAAAACAAGCAAAAAACTGACTGTTTTGTAGTTCGACATCGATTATAGGAAAACCTAATCTACTAGCACACCACGCTGTTGTACTTTCTGCATCTGCTTGGAATATACTATCGTTGTCATATATTCCAAAAGGCGTATCTCCTGGAAAGAACGATACTAAGCCAGTATATATACTAATTTGTGTCATGTTTTATTTCTCTCGTTATAAGTATAAATATCACAAATCATTGAGATAATTTAATGTTTATTGTTATATTGTCGTTATTGTTTATACATACAAGACTAATTCCAAAAACGATATTATCTCAACGATACTGTGGCTGATTTTGATCCTTTAATATCGCCGCCAGTAACTTTAAATGTTATCGAATAAGCGCCTCTGCTCTCAACAATATCGAAAGCAACCGCATAACCTTCTGTTATTGGAACAGAACCATCGTTACCTGTAGCTCCAGCTGCTCCAGTAGCTCCACGTGCTCCAGCTGATCCATTTGAACCTGCATTTCCTTGTGGCCCTGTTGCACCTCTAGCGCCAGCAGAGCCATTACTTCCATTATTACCAGCTGCTCCTGTATCCCCTGTATCGCCCTTGTCGCCTTTAGCACCATCGTCTCCATCGCTACCTGCAGGTCCAGTATTTCCAGTAGGTCCAGTAGGACCAGCAACTGTAGATGCAGCACCCGTAGCTCCAGTATTTCCTTTATCCCCTTTAGCTCCTGATTTAGAAGTGTTTGCACTAATTGCATTGGCTTGCGCAGTCGATATTCCTGTCTTAGCAGTATTAGCTGCTATGGCTGTGCCTACACCATCGTCCAAAGTATTATCGATGCTTTTAACCATGATATGTAGTATTGCCTTAAATTTCTCTTGAAAAGTATTATTAAATATCAGCTCTTCTTTTTCAAACAGCTCCTCCAGCATATCTAATAACTCAGCCCTAGTTCTTTTTTCACTTTCAGAAACAGTGATTTTAGATAATTCAGAATCTGGGTTTCTTACCAGGGTTTTGTATCTAGTTTTTAAATCGCTATTTGTATAATCTAATTTTCCCATGTTTATTTCTATTCTATTTTATTTAGTAAGACTCCCAATCCATTTCGAAGACTAACGTTACAAAGTACTTAGTATTTTCAGCCATATTTTGTGAGTGTTTGATTCCAAATCCCAATAAATCTCCAGCCGCAAAAGCGTTTGTTGGCGTTCCAATCCCGCTGTCTAAAGTTCCAGTGAAATCATATACTGCAACTGCTGAAATAGATGGACCAACTCCTGTTACTGCACCTAAATCAACTTCAGTGGTTTGAGAATGAGTAGTGCCTGGACTCCAAGTATGCATCTTTACAGTTATATTATTTGCTGTTGAAGTTCCCGATAATTGGTGAAGATTTCTATTAGATCTTAGGTGTACTTTTAACAACTTACCACCGGTCGGCATAACCATAGCACTAGAGCCATTTGCTTCATTGGGATTTTCGGCTGCTCCAACAAGTGGTATGAACTGTTCTGTTGAGCCAGCAACCACTACGTAAGCCACATTTTTAATCCACCTTTCTTTTGTTGTTTGTCCTATAACATCTCCAGTTAGAAATATATCACCGCTTACATCCAAAGAGTGTGTACCAGGAATTGCGGTATCTGTCTCTCCGTAACCCAACCTCAAGAATTGTGCTACAGATAGTCTACCATCGGTAGTTAATGCCATAGCACCTTGTGCATCAGTGTGAGAATCATGACCCCACCAAAAACCTCTATCGGCATCGTTATTCATTTGAAAAGACATGGCATAATCATTATTCAACCCACCAAAAGTATATCCCTGCTTCATTCCGATAGCATAAGTAGTACCACTCCAAAGCATCAATTTACTTCTTGATTGTGCAGTACCCGTGGTTATCGTTGGCGAAGATACTGCTACTGATTCCATAATACCATCTATTGACACATTTTTAGCAAATTCAGCAGACCTATCTTGGTTTATAGTAAGTGCGGGATATGATGTGTTTAATAAATTTCCTGTAGTTGTGGAGGGGGATACCCATAATACTATTTCGCCGCCAGCTCCTGTTCCCTTACCCTTTCCTCCTCTAATATTTAAGTGTCCTCCTGCTATGTCACTTGTACCTCCTTGAGCAGTGTCGCCTGCGTGGATGTTTAGTATCCCCCCTGCTGTTGAAGTATTAGAAGCGGATTTACCTATAGTGGTGGTGGCTGAACCTCTTGACCCAAATTGAGCTGATTCGTCTTCTAAAAACATTATTCGGTTACCAGCAAAAGAAGCTACGCTAAAATACTTGAATTTCTCTAGGCCTATTTCTACAACACTTCCTGCTCCAATTAAATTAGTAAATTTTACATCTTTAACAGCAGTAATATTTTGATTACCCATATCAATAGGTCCCGACATATTTCCACCAGCTAAAGGTAGTTTAGTACCTAGCGCAGTGTTTATCGTTACTATAGCATCGTCATCATCATTTAAAGCTTCGGCTAATTCGTTTAATGTGTTTAGGTTAGCAGGAGCACTGTCTACTAATGCTGCTACCGCTGCATCTGTATAAGCTGTTGTAGCTATTTGAGTTGTGTTTGTATTTGCTGTTGCTGTTGGCGCTTCGGGTACTCCAGTTAAAGCTGGAGAAGCAATATTTGCTTTTAGTGCTATGTTGGATTCGTTAGCAAGAATAGCATTAGTCTGTATAGTGTTGAGCGATTGCTGATTTGAAATTAAAATTGTATTTGCGTATGCTGCATCTTTCGCGGCTTTGACAGCTGTTGCAGAAGCTCTAATTGTACTAGACGTAGTTGTGACCGAATCTGTTATTGTACTATCGCCTGTATTATTTCCACTTAAATTAGAACCAACAACTGTTCCACTTGAGCTTATATTACCTGAGGCGGTTATGTTACCTATAAAATCTGCAGAATCACTACCTGGAATTAAACGTAAAAGATCTGTATTATTTTTAGAGAAATTTATTGTTGAACCTGCTGAATCTATTCTTACTTGACCTGCGGAATCAAGTGTTAATGATGGACCTGCTATCTCATCTGCGTATACTATCCCTGAGCCGTTTGCTAGTGTAATACTATTTGCAAATATGTCTCCACTTGCACTTATATT